CGCCACGGGCAGCAAGAGCCGCCATTAGCTGCGGAGGAAGTTGTGGTGCGCCACCTGCTGGAGGCATTCCACCGCCCGGAGGCATTGGAGGTATACCACCCATTGGCGGCATTTGTGGAGGCATTGTGGGCTGCCCCATACCAACACCAGCGCCTAATGGGCTTTGCTGTCCGGATTGCGGAGAAATAATAATGTTAACGTTAGTTTTACCTTTTGTGCGGCCACCACTTGCACGATGAGCGCGCTCCGCCATGCCGCCGCTGCACATTTTGCATGAGCAATCCGCGTGGTGCATTGCTTTTCCACCGCGTTTTAATCCACTTGATGTTAATGATGCATTTTTATCCTGATCAAAATATTCTTCTTGTAATGCTTTTTCATGGTAAGGTCCACGTTTAGGTTGAAAGCTATCATACATCCTTGCTTCTTTTAATTTTTCTTTTCTTAATTCAGGATTTTCTTGATAGACAGGCCAATGAGTTGGCGTTTGGCGTTCTATAGGTTTTTTAGAACCCAAACCTTCCATTGAATTTATAGAAGATTCTTGCCCACGCTTTCTTTGTTCTTCCTTTTGTCTGCGAAGAGGGGCAAACATTTGATCAAGTTCATCTAATTGATCATATCGGCGACGTCCAGTTGACCCGCCGTCTGCCTTAAATGCTTCTTTTTTAAGAACCTTGTGCATTAACTTTTTGTCTTGGGCTTCATCCGTATGTTTTGCAACCCCACCGCTTTTACGCATTGGGATAAGACCAGAAGATGGATAAGGGTTAGTCGATGGCATTAAACCCTTTGACGGCGCAGCAGATGGCATACCCGCCATTTTTTTACGCGCAACCATAGCGCCAACCATTTTTTTGCGGGCGGCTGGATTCATTCCCGTAATTCCGCCACGGGCGTAACCAGTTGTTTTTGATCCCAAATCTGACGGATCATTTGGATACTCAGATTCGTGCAATGCCGCCATTTGCGCTTTAGTTAATTTATAAGGATAAGGATTATAATCCTGATCGTCTTTACGTGGGGGAACGGGAACAGGCATGTTGCTTGAACCACCCGCAGCCTTACGCGGCGCTTTCCCAAGGTTCTTATGGGCTTTGTGGCCTTCCATATCAGCGTGTTTGCCAACTTTACCACCGCGTTTAAAACGTGATGGAGTAACGGGCCATTTGCCAGCATTGCCGCTGTTCAAACCCTCAAAAGGGGAACCGCCGCGCTCATCCGTAAACGATTTGCTGCCGTCGTCTAACTTAAGGCCCATGCGCTGCATTTTTGCGGCTGATGCGGCTTTTGCTTCTTTCTTGTGATCACTCATTTTATACTCCTGCTGCGTCCAGCATTAAACATTAGGGTTTTGCACCAATGATTGGATACCCGGTTTAACAAACTGTTCCGCCGTAGAAGCGCTCTCCGGATGAACTGCAATTTCACGGGCCAGTTGCAACATGGCAATCCGTTCTTTGCTTTCTCTGTCAGCCGCATCGTTCTGAGCATCAGAAACAGCATGGGCTTCCTTAACCTTAACTTCCGCCATTTTGGCTTGGGAGTCAATCATTTTAGCTTGTGCCATCATCAATGCTGGGTCAGGAGGCGGTGGCCCTTGAGGCATTGGTGGGACAAACAGATCCATCGCATCTTCAATCCCAAGCATCGTCAAAATGCGTTCATCAACTTTTTTAGGGTCGTAAAGCGTTGGGTTTTGAGATTGCAATTGTTTAATAGCCATCGCTTTTTGGATGCGCACAGCATGAGACGGCGTATTAGGGTCAGCAACGGGGACAAGATTAATGTTGTCCAGCGCATTAATTAACGTTTCAGGTGTCCATTGATAAGCGGGATATTTATTGTTTTCCCAAAATGCTTCAGGGCATTCTTTAAACAAATCTTTAAGAAGTTGAAATTCACGGGCTTGAGCCGCATGCATACGTTTGTGAACAGCGGAAATAACTTTTTGCGCTTGTTCAATAAGGGCAATTGTTGTCCCAACTGGCGCTTCAGCATTGCCTTCGCCAACGTTGGTTTCAGATGTAGAAGCCATACGCTGGCCGCTGGTTTCAATTAATTCAAGCAAACTAAGAAACTGGCCGTCTACACTGCGATATGGGAGGGGCATAATAGCGGATTGGATAGGCTGACCAGCCGTATCAATAGGCATTCCGCCGCCGGGAGGAATACGAAACTCATTGGTATTTTGCCGCCCAGCTTGTTTTGCGTACAAAAATCCGGGAAAATTAGCAAACATTCCGTTATCAATGCACAACCGCCAACCAGCGGTTAACGCCATCGTCGTGTTACCCACAAGATGTAAAAGGCCCAAACCGTAGAAACCAAAGCCGGGTACGAAGATATAATCAACAAACACTTGTCGGCGCAGACACTGTTCATCATCTTCTTTCCACCACCGACGGATTTCCAAAATTTCAGAGGATGTTTTATCAATAGTAACACGGTAAGGAAGTTGGAGGCCCGTTGGCCCCTCATCGTCCTCATGCTCATAACCCGGCAAATCCAATTCGCAATAGCACTCATAAATTTCGCGGGGTTGGTTATCCGTATTAGACACATTACGGGGAATAACACCCATAATTTGCTCTAATTTGTCCTCAACTACGTTATTTTTGGCTGGTTGCGCGGAAGAAAGGGGTACATTTCTGTACATACCCACAAGCTGAAGCCTTTTAAGGGTGCTTGGGGACATTTTAATAACGTGCGTAATACGCTGCGCTGTAGCTACGTTTGTTTCAGCATTTGAAACAATAATTTCCGGAATGCTGACAAATTCTGACACCGGGCGGCGGCGAATAGGGCAGTAATATACTTTCTTAAAAGCGGTTCCACCAAACCCTAAAGCAAAAAACATACGCTCCGTATCTGGGTAATATTCAGATGCCGTAACCGTAAGATAATGATTAAAATCTTGTTCTAAAGATTCTGCTTGAGCATTGATATTGGCGCTATCTAATCCGTCATTGCGAATTTTTACGGGGCCGCTGGATGGAAGCAACTCACCACGGGCATTGGCTTGGAACCGTACGATTGACTCAAGAAGCAATGGATGGCGTACTGTTGCTTGTCCCTCAACCGCCGTAGAACCGTCCGTCGCATTGGACCGTGGCGTTTCAATTTTTGTCCCCAACAAATCCAAACCCATAACGTATTGCTGAAGCAATTCTTGGCGGGATTCGTTGTCTTGTTCAATTAAACGGACAAGTTCACTGGCAATTTGGCCTAATGAACTATTATCCAAGTGCATTGCTAAGTTTTCGTGGAAATCACCATCTTCTTCGTCTTCTTTCTTTTGGGGTCCACCAAAAGAAATGGTTACGGAGCCATCTGGCAACTCAACTTTTACATACGGGGATTTTGGATTAACTTCAACGTTTTCAACATTTTCCGCCGCCATATCCATATCAAATGCGCCGAAATCATCTGGCGTACTTCCCAAAACGGGAACTTGGCGAATGTTCATTGGCGCTAATGGCATAGGTTACACCGGGTACAATTGTTGATTGCGACTGGACTTATATAGCATACTTTCAGTCTTTTCCGCTACTATTTCTACTGGTTTACGCGCAAAACCAATAACACGCAAGTGTGAGAGTGCTTGCGTCATGCTATCAACCAAATCATCGTGTTTTGCTTTAGGAAATGATTCCGCTTGTTCAATAACCTTTTCCGCCCATTCCATATCGGGGGCGTAAATCATTCCTTCCGCAAAAAGATGTTGAATCGCGTAAGTACGTGCGACTTTATCCCCACGTCCCGGATCAACCAATTGAATACCCCAGTTTTCCCGCGCAAAATGAGTACGAAGTTCCTGAGCAACGGATAATCCAGCCGCTTTAGATTCAATTAAAAGTTTATCAATTTTAAAATCATTGCATTCTTTTATGACTCTTTGCACCAATTGCGGAAACTCAAGTCGGTCTTGCCACGCATGAATTAACATAATTCTTTGGTTTTCTTGGCGGTCTGTCCACACGCCCCATGTTGTCATGGCGCTATAATCGTTTTCCTGTTTGGTGGTGTAAGCGGTATCCAACGATGATATTACGTATTCAAATGGGGGAAATACGTTTTTACGCAATCCTTGCCCGTTGGAAACAGTTTCGTCCCATAGTACCCACCAATCGCGCTTTATAATACCGCCGCCTTTAGGTTTTGGGCGCTGTTGAAGCTGACCAGCAGCCGCAAATGGACCAAGGGCGCTTTCCAATGACGCAACTTCGTCCTCACCAAAACGGTCGTCAACCAACAATTCTCCCTCTTCGCGCCGATCAACGTACCACGGCGTAATACATCTGCGATCAGTTTCAAACCGCATTGGAAGGCAAAGGTGAACCCAATTTCCCGTGTCTTTAGACAAAACATGGCCCGTAAGGTCAGATTCGTGCAGCCGCTGCATAATAACAACGTAAGCGCCCGTTTTGGGATCGTTAAGACGGGTGGACATGGATTGGTCCCACCATTCCAATGTACCTTGGCGGACAAGATCCGATTCAACCTCATTTGCGTTGTGAGGGTCATCGACCACAATAATAGAGCCGCCCTCACCCGTAAGCGCGCCGTCAACGGAGGTTGCGAGACGGTATCCGCCTTTGTTATTGTCAAATCTAACTTTTGTGTTTTGGTCGGAAACAATTTTGTATTTGTCGCCCCAATGGCGTTGATACCACGGAGATTCTAAAAGGCGGCGGGTTTTAATAGAGTCGCGGATAGAAAGGGATTGAGCGTAAGACGCATAAAGAAACTGCACATGTGGACCAGACAATGGTCCAATTGCGGATTGCGACCACACCCAAGCGGGAAAACAGACCGACACCATAGATGATTTGGATGTACGGGGCGGGACGTTAATGACCAGACGGCGAATCTCACCCTTTGCTACCGCCTGTAAATGTTCCGCAATAGCCTCAAGATGCCAGCCGTATTTATATGGGTTAGGATCAATGTATTTCCAAGCCCCCGCGACAAAGTCCACCATTTTTTCTTCAAAATTAAGGCGTTCTAATTCCCGCGCAGCATCTTCCGGGTATTGTTCAATCGCTTCTTCTAATGTTTTGGCCTGTAGAAGTTGGCTACTCTGGGGTGATTTCATCAAAAACTTCGCCTTCTATGATGCGGGGTCCGCCAATTTTGTCGCGTACTTTGTCAATAAGATACGCACGTTCTTCATAAGATAACTGCCCAAAGTCAAAAATAACTTGGGGGCGGGCATGTTCTGTGGGGTCTGGCTTGTCTTTCCAGCCCATTTGTGCGCGGGTCAAGTAAATGCCAGCGTTAATGGAGGATGGGGTATCTTTCATCGCTTGCTGGTAAAGGTTTTCCACAACCAGAGCATTAGCTATTTGCCGCCCGTTTTTAATTTCGTTTCCGTATTCCCGTGTAAGCCATGCGCGGGAAACACCTACAATATCCGCAATATCGTCCAGTTTTGTACCCCGTTTAGCCAAGCCCATAATGGTTTTACGCATCATTGCGTCGTCCGTAACCTTGCGTTTACGGCCCCGTTTTTTGGTTTCTTGCTCTTTTTCCACGTTTTTTTCAACCGGAGCGGAACGGTTGGCGTTTTGAATAACTTTCATTTTCCTACTCCTTTTTGTTTACTATATCGCAAAAGTTGATTAAAATACAAGTACCTTAAAATGGAGAGTTGAATGACGGAAAAGATTTGCGCTAATTGTAAATGGGTATACGCCCAAGATGCGGGGTTTAACTGCATGAACCCTATTAATGACCGCCTATATGACCATTTTAATGCATCTTCCGGGGATGTTGTCAGGGATATTAGACGGGCGGCGGTGACATTTGAAAAGAACACATGCGAAGAATTTGCTCCCA